GCATACAAGTCGTGGCCGAAAACCACCATGCCGCCTGTTGCTGCAGCGCCCGTACGACCCGCTTAACGAGTCACGGCGAAGATGGGCTGAGAAGGCTCCTTGATCTCCACATTCTTCACGAGCGCCTTGATGAGCAGGAACAGCACGACGGCAAGCAGGGTCGTAAGCAGGGCGGCAATCACGTCACCCTTCAGACCCGAGCCGCGCTTAATCAGCGTCGACACCAGGCTCTTCACAACCTCGTACCACGCCAGAGCGCTGGCAAACGAGAAACCCGTGATGATAGAGTTCAGGCCCTGAGCCTCGACGGTGGTCGCAATACCCATAACAGTGGATGCCATCTGGTATTATATATAACTAAAAAAGTTTTCAGATGGATCCCATGGTTTCACCTTGGATCGATCATCATCTTGTGGCTCGTCAAGGTCGTTCCCCTTCTGGGTTCCTCCATACGCTTCTGGTTCTTCATCTTCAAACTCTTCCTCGTCTATAATGTTCGAGTATCGCGTTTCATATTCGTTTGTATAGAAGTATGTGTACTTCATCCCCTACCAAATGTCGAGTTTTTGTCAACTGCATTTTTCAGCGCGCGCTCTGCAGGATTCTCTGGCTCCCATGATGCCCACGTATCTGCACACTCGTTCATCTTGAGTGCCATGTCATTGTCCGTCCCCGTGTATCGAGACCAGGGGGTCTCCTCATCGACAGTCTCCCAAGACCCCTCAGAGTCCTCGTCCGACTCTTCATCGTAAATCTCTGGAAACAGGGTTCCGAGTTGCTTGCCAAGCACGTAACGAGCAGAATACATGAGTCCGTAACTCATGTCCTCGGCCGTGACCACATCACGGCCACACGCATGTGCATAATGAGCAGCGAGAACCGTTGCCGACTCGAGGACAGGCAGAAACATGTCCGTTGCAGCCTCCTCGATCGCCGACGTATCCATCTCGCCGTCACCAGTCTTCATTACATGTCATACGTTCCGCGTCTCTAAAAGAAATTGGAAAAGACAATCTGAGCCGAATTATTTGAAAATGATAAAAAGTTGTAATTGACGGCATAGACCCGAACAAAGACGTTTGTAGGTGTTGGGTTCAAACCAAGATACAAATTTTGGTTCTTAATTCGTGACAAGTTCACAGACCCTGTTGGCGAGTCCCCTTCAGGGTCGAGACTGAATGAATACATGTAGAACAAGCGATCTGGAACACGGGTATGGAACTCAAGAGGCTGAATGATGCGCAAAAACTGCGGAGTTCCAACGTTTGTGGCAATACGTTCAGTTGTGTTAAAGTCGAGTTCGAGCTGTGCAAGGAGATCCCCAGTTCCGAGAGAATACGTCTGAGCAGCAGCTGTTGCAGTGTTACTGTAATCATAGCCCTGGGCAGAGTCCTGTTGAAGAACAAAAAAGAGCTCCTTGACGGGATTATAAAAGTTAAGATTACACCGAATTGACGATGCTGGATACGGAGCAAAAAAGACGTTTTGCTGTACTTGTTCGATAATCTGGAACCGATTCTTTTTCATGAATGAAATCTCCTGTTCCGATAGGTACGTGTACTCCACGTTCAGTCGCGCGTAGAAAGGTGTGTTCACGAGTGTCGAAGGGCTTGTGAACATGGTTGAAGGATTCCATACGATGCGAATCGTCACATCCTCCTTGAATGCACAGAGAGGAAGCCCCTTTTTGAAAACTGAAAACGGAAGAGGAACCGAGTATGAACTTTGTACAGTCGAACGAAACTGGAGATTCTTCCCTTCAAGAAAGGAAAGTGCTGGCTGTTTTCCCTTTGGAATTGACAGGTCATACATCATTTCGATAAACTCTCCGTACAGACGCTCTATGAGTTCTGTACCGATATAGAGTTCTATATACTGAAAAATGAGTGTACCAACAGAGTCCAAGACCTGAACGCCAGATGGCAGTTGAGGAAATCGGATAAACAATAACATGTTTGTAATGAGATCTCCCGACCGAGGAAGAATTCTGTGATTCTCTGTTCCGAACGTCACACCCGCTTCATCAAAAATAACCTGATCGGTCCGAGACGTAAATGGCGTCTGACCTTGGTACTTTTCGATAAAGTATGTCACCTGAGGATCGCCACTGAGTGAGATGTCCTCCTGGCCCAAATAGGCAAGACTTGCACGTCCCGCCATCTCTAGTAAAGGGAAACAAATTTAATGGAACATTATACCAGCAATACCATTTGCAACACGCATGATGTTTTGGTTGATGGCAATAATTCGGAAACTCTTTTGAGGGTAGTTTCCATACTGATCGTACATGTTGAGTTCGAGAAGCACTTGCTGAATACGACTAAAGTTAATTTGTCCAGCGGATGTCGTTCCGAACGGGTTCTTCGAGAAGGAGTACATGTAAAACTGACGACCAAACACCTGTTGCTGCGGAGGGGGTGGTTTCGAGAAGAAGTTGATGTGTTTCAAAAACGGTTCCAAAGACCCGAGGTACACGTTATTTGTCGTACTTGTGAGGAACGCATCCTCACCGTTAAAGGACATGCCGAGACTGAGAAGTCCATTTCCAGAGTAGTCGTATGCAATATGGTCGGATGGTTGAATGATGAAGAAGAGTTCTTTGATAGGGTTTTTGAATTTTAGATTGAAAATAGACGTCTGTAAATTTTGTGGAAGATTGAACGTCTCGTACTGACATTGTGTAATGACGTAATCAAGCTGATGATTCTGGAACCAGTCAATCTCTGGATTCGAAAGGTACGCGTACTCTGTGATGATGGTTGCAGTCAAGGTCGGATTCGTAACTGATACAGATGTAAGGTTTGAAAAGTTGTTAAATGTGACCCATACCTCCACATCTTGTCGGTCAAGAGCAACAATTGGGAGAGAAAGCTCTGAATTTCCATAAAAGTAAAATGGGAGATTCACATAGTACGTACGTCCAGGCGGGGCAACACTCGTGAGTGTATCGTATTTTCCAGTTAAAAGTTGGAGTCCTGGCTGATTCTCATAAGGAACATTCAGTTCATTCCAGACTTCTATGTATTCTCCTCGAATACTCTGAATCGTCTGGCCACCTATTCGCAAGTCAGCGTTCACAATAGCAAGCGTTCCGACCGAATCGTAATATGAATACACCTTTCCAAAGTTTCCAGAAAATATATTCGACGCAAGTTGTGAAACCGCCAGGTACGTTCCCGAGTATACAGTCCCACCTGAAGGCGTTGTAACGAGTGTTACTCCATATGATGCCGTATTATCAGAAACATGAAACGGTATAGACACTGTATATGGTGGAGAACTACTGTACGCGATCGTTGGATTATAATATTGAACAAAATTCGAATGAGAATTTGTGATGATCACGTTCGTCACGGGATTGGATGTATAAAACACACCTGTAAGCATATATGATGCGATATTTGCAAACACGAGATTTCCTTGTGGGTTCAGCGTCACAGAAGCGGTCGAGTTTCCATTCGATGTGAAATTACTTGAAAGGTTCAACGGTGTTTGTAGTACGCTTGAGTTGGACTGGAGCAAAAGACCGTTATATGGCACGATGATACTTGGTGCCGTGTCTGATTGAACACCCACTTGCGTCACGGCGAAAAAGGAATTGGCAGCAAGGTTCGAAAACGCACTTTGCGTTGTGACGTTGATGTAATATGAAAGCTGCGTGTTCGCGACGAGAGGCATGGAAAATCCATATGTCGGGTTCCGACCCTGCTGGGACATGTCGTACGTGTACAAGATGTTGGCGCGCTCACCTATGGACACGCTTTGAACGTACTGTTCAGTTGCCGTGTTCGAGACACTCAAAACACCTGAAATGAGATACTCTCCGTTCACTTGAAACTTGAGCATTGAATTTTGATTCAAAATTACAGACGTGTTTGAATATGGAAGAATGTTTCCGAAAAGGGGAACGGATGCAGCCGTCTTGGTTTGTAAGGTTACGTCATTTGCGAGTTGATACGTGTCATTCACGTAACTCACAGAGAGATATGTTCCGCCGATGAAACTTCCAGTACTGTTCGTGTTTACAAATAGACAGACGTAAGAGTTTGGTGCGGAAATATAGATGGGAACAAGTGCAGGTGATGAAGGCGTTGGGGATACGGTGAACGTCGTTGTATATGTAAAAGATGTTGGAATTGTCGGAGGAGTCGTCATGTCTGTCGTCTGAATCGTATAGCTCAACGATTGAACAGAAC